CAATCGTATGTCTTTGAGAAATTCCAGAAAAAAGACCGTATACTTTTGGAAAATGGTTACATCCACTTTCTGATAATGCTGCAGATAGGATAGCACCAACGTAAGAATAATTATTTGGATTTTGTATTTTATTATGAATAGTCATCGATTGTTCGAGCGTTGTAGGCAGCCCAAATGTAGTTCCATACTCTCCCTCCATCCACTTAAATGGACTTAAAATCATAGTTGTTTTCCGATGAATCGGGACAACTGTTCCATTTGAAAGTCTAACTGTATTTTCGGATTGAATACTGCCAACTTCAGATTCAAATCGTATCCCATACTCTACAGCCGAATCTAGTTCATCGGTCTTGAAAAGCTTTTCAATCGGAGGAAAAAAGGGCTGGATATGTTCGATATTCCAATATTGCTTGGCCCCCGCCTTTATAAAGTCTAAATCTGTATACCGATGAACAGACATGGAGACATTATTTGTTCGAAGTTCATTATTTGTCGTTGGGCGTCTCTTGACCATCTTATAGAAACGTGTTAAACCATAACGAAAATCTTCACGCGGTAAATCAATATGGACTTCAAAATTAGAAAATTTAACATGGAAACTATATGTGAGCGCTGCGATATAGATTCTCACAAGTCTCCTATGATTGTCCTTATCGGAAAAAAGGATACAGGAAAGTCTTTCTTAGTAAAAGACATTTTAGCAAACACACAGTCTTGCTTTCCAATTGGAACTGTAATTTCTGGAACTGAGGTTGCCAATCCATTTTTTCAAGATATTGTTCCGGCCAAGCTGATTCACGATAAATATAAGCCTGATATTGTGATGAATGCAATCAAGCGCCAGCTTGCAGTTAAGCAGGCTCGCGAGCACGAGAAAAGAAGCAGAGGCGGAAATTCAAATTTAGATCCACGAGCCTTTTTAATTCTTGATGACTGCTTATATGATTCTTCGTGGATTCGTGAAGAGTCTACTCGATATGTATTTATGAACGGTCGACACATCGATATGGTAACATTAATTACTATGCAGTATCCTTTAGGAATTACGCCTAATTTGAGAACAAATATTGATTTTGTATTTATTCTGCGTGAAACTGGTATTGGTAATCGCAAGAGAATTTATGAAAACTTCGCAGGTATGTTTCCAACCTTCGAAATGTTCTGTCAATTCATGGATCAGTGCACTGAAAATTATGAGTGCCTTGTAATTTGCAACGGTGTTCAGTCAAATAAACTTGAAGACCAAGTATTTTGGTATAAGGCATCTTCCCATCCTCCATTCAAAATGTGCGATGATTCTTTATGGAAAGATAATCAGCCATTCACAAGTTCGATGTTAGCAGCAAATGAATTCAGTCCAGATGCTATGCGTAAAAAGAATTCAGGGCCTTGGGTGAATGTCAAAAAAGAAACTTAGTGGCGCCCACGTGTTTTACGAGCCTTACGCATAGAACGGCGCTTCGTTTTACGGCGACGACGACTGGAGCCATCCATTGCTACATCCTGTTCGGCAGGAGTTGTTGCTTTCATATTTCCAAATAAGTTCGAAAGATCATCTACATCTGACCGAAGTTTCTTATTGACCTCTCGCTTATTGGCTGCTACGGCCTTTTTTGCACGCTCGGCTTCACTGGATTCTAAAACCTTTTTCTTGGCTGCGCGCATTCCCAGCGATTCATCCATGGTAACATCTTCTTCACGACTACGTTTGCTCATTTATATAATGGACAAACATAGATTTTGGCATTGAATTTAATTCTTACAGATCACGCACACCGCCTTCCGCTGGATGAACCGCATTCTCTAGAGCCAGAGCAATGTCCTGAGTATCGGCTAGGCCGGAATCCTTCTTAGAATCCTCCAGAGCCTTCGCATTGCGCGCACGATTCTCCTCCTTCTGCTTACGAATCTTCTCCGACTTCTCTTCCTCGAAGAAAATTTCGCGATTAACCTCGTTCTCCTTATACTTGCGCATTAGCTCATTGAGTTCCTTCTCGGCATACTCAACTTCGTGCAGTAGATGCTCGGAAGGATCCCAAGGTAGCCACATACCCACCTTTCCGACGAACAGGTTGTCATTCGGATAACGCTTCTGGAGAACCTTCGCATACATCTGTGTCTCCTCTAGATTCGCAAACACACGGCGAATCTTAACTCCGCGAACATTCGTGCGGAACTTGACGGTCTCCGTGAACTCGGTCTCCAGATCCTTCTCGTTCTTGAGGAGAAAAACCTGATACTGCTCGTGAATGTCCGTCTTCTTGATTTCATCATTATGGATCTTGCGAAACTCCTCGAGATCCTTAAAGAGATCCTCAATCTTCAAAGTATACTTCTTGGACATGAAGGCTACAAAGTTCTCCATACCCTTGACCTTCCAATCATACTCTAGCCACTGCACAAACTTCTCATTCATAAACTCAGAACGCTGCTTGATGATCTTCTCGGGAGAAAGGAATGAAACCACACAATAGCGCTGCGTAGGGATCTCGGGGTCCTCCTCTAGATAATCAATAGGGCCATCTTCATCGTGGGTAGGGAGGGTCTCGCGAGGCATCTTATTTATGTATGCCCTCGTCTGTGAAAATCGCTGGTTTAACGAACATGTGTGTTTGGCTTACATTCTCCGATTCCTAGCGTTTGTTGCATCATAATTGGCGCCGGACATCCTTTGCAAGGGCATTTTTTGTGTTCGTGTCCCAAAATATGCCCCATCTCGTGCAAAACTACGTATTGGCGATACCCGTCTAAGTTCTGGTTGCTTTTTGGTGCCCCGTGGAACCATCTATCTGCATTCAAATACATATTTTTACCGTTCATTTCAGCACAGGATAAGTTTTGGGGTAGTCCACATTTATTCTTAATAGTTTTTGGGCTTGAAAGGCGAATCAGAACATCTTCGTTCTTTGTCACGGGCTCAAAAAAATATCCCCAGCCGCGAGGACTATTTAAATACGTTGCAATCAAAAATGCAATGTTTTCTGGGTCTGTAATATTGTATAGTTTTTGAACATCAGAGTCTACTACGAATCTATAACGAATTGTCTTCATTACTTTTCTTTCAGTATATAAATGGCGTCTGTCCAGACCACACTCCTTACACTCGTTGTTGCATTCCTTCTTACCCCCGGCATGCTCATCTCATTGCCGCCAGGTCCCAATAAAAAGTGGTTTTTAGGCGGACAAGTTACTTTCTTAAATGGACTAATTCATGCAACGGTGATCGCCGGAATCGTTTTTTTGTTTGGTCAATAATTTCTCTGCTTGAAACTACAAATGCCTGAATCCAAGCCTGTCGTTGCTCCCGGAATTGATATGGGCGATCTAGTGTCTCGTATCGTGAAGTATGCCCTAGAGGGTCTAGCCGTTGCAGTGGCTGCCTACCTGCTTCCTGGTAAGACGCTCCGCATGGCCGAGATCGGTCAGATTGCCCTGGTAGCCCTGGCCACGTTTGCCATTCTCGATGTGTATGCTCCCTCAGTCAGCGCTTCTGCCCGAACTGGTGCTGGATTCGGTATCGGTGCCAACCTCGTCGGATTCCCCGGAGTGTAGGCATGACATAAATGTATCCATGATACGACTCATCTGACGCCATGAAAAGCCTTCGTAGCTGAGTAGCACAACATTGGTGTATACATTTGAACTTTCCTCATAGACTTCAATTTGCATAAGTCTATGTCCCTGGCGAATGCTAATTGTAATATAATTACCCACTTGATCTTCAATTTGTGTTGTCATCACATGCTGAGGATCAATAATTTCAAGGAGATCACTTACAACGTTATGAATATTTGCCATTTTACTGCAATACACTCATCGAAAACGAACCTTTCCGTTTTACAAGTGTTCCAAGTAATTACATAATGGATACAGTTCGCTACAATGGAGTTTGGTATAAGATTCATCCGAAGCCGTATGAACCCGAAAAACAAACAGTGAGTGTCGCATGGGGGCAAATCAGAGAGCCAACTCTTGGTCCAGCACATGTATACCGAAAATACTTCGAGAAGCAGCGCGAGGAAGCGAAAGTTTTATATCCTTCATTTCGCAAAGATGTTGACTGAATTTATCATTTCACTTTTGGTGGTTGTTGCATTTATATCAATTTATTACGGGGTTTATGGAACTCCTCCTGGTGCTCGTGTTATTGAGCAAGATGTTCCGATAACTTCCAATGGCATCGACGAAGACCAAGCTAAATTTATGTTTTTCTATACAACTTGGTGTCCCCATTGCAAGAACGCACACACTCCATGGTCTTCTTTCAAACAGATGCTCAAGAACAGAAATTACACCTATGGTGGAAAGCGCATTGTCTTTGAAGATATTAATGCAGAATCCGATAAGGGTAAAGCTGCCCTATACAAAATTAATGCATACCCCACTTTCAAAGTAGAAACAAATAATAAGATTTACGAGATGGTAGGCGCACCATCTGTAAAGACGTTCACTGCTTTTTTAACAAAAGCCCTTGGTCCTGAGAAAATTGTCTAGCTGTTTTCCACTTGATTCTAATATTGGACGCAAATCCATATCTTCTAAATCTGAATCTGAGTTTAAGTTTGGATATTTTAAACATAGTGTCAAATCAGTTTTTTGATGCTCGTGTAACTGATGCATTGACATACGATACAAATTCCTCATATAGTGAAGTGGATTAATAGTATTCATGTTTTTAGGATACATTCGTATATCTGAAGCATTCGAGAGTGAAAAGGTGAGTCCGTTTCCTACAATTGGTCCCAGGCAAGGAGAAAGTAGCTCGCCATCCACATACAATTTTCCATAAAGTTCCTGCGGCTTGAATACGCCGGGTATACAGCAAGAACATCGCAGCGCATCTAATACCGAAACATTTCTAGAAAAAATACAGGGTGTCCCAGTTGTGACATTTGAAGCTACAATATATAAAGGCATTTGAGCATCACCCAATGTCTTGTTCCTAATATCTAACCCTGCTTCTAAAAACATATCGGTAACACATTTTTCAAACATAGTCATTGGAAACATACCTTTTTCTGCAAATATACTTGATACATCTTTGAACGTCAACTTTGGTATAATTTTGTTAAATGACAAGTATTTCTTCATGAGAACAACAATATCATCGTTTACCGGAAGACCAAAAGCAATGTATGTTGCTATAATAGACCCAATAGAAGCCCCATACACTCCTTTCGGGAATACAAGAGATTGATGTTTTTGCAATTCCATCAAAGCTCCAATATGTAAGATTCCCTTTATTCCGCCAGCTCCAAGTCCAAGTTTAAGAAACGGCAGAGACATTCTTAGTCTCTAATAAGTAGAATGCTGAAAGCTCGTGACGTGTGGGACGATCAAGAAGAACGCAAGCAAAATCGAATGGCTGCTATGAATCCTGTTATTGCTGCAATTCAAGCAAAGATAAAACAGCAGGCGATTCATAACCCAAACGCGCCTTACATAGTATACGAAGTTCCAACATATGTGTTTGGGTATCCTTTGTTTTCACTATCAGATGCTCTTGAATTTCTTGTCAAGGAATTCTCGAAGGCAGGATATTGGGTATGGATCGTTGAATCTAAATGTTTAATGATTTCGTGGATAAAACCAGTTAAAACGCGAGATGGTGGAAAGCCTATTTTAGCCACAAACTATCGTCCGCAAGTATATGATCCTTCTACTCTTGCATTTATGGCGCGCGATCCAACCGATACGTAACAATTTCACCCTCAAAGTATTAAAGGAATGATTCGCATGAACTGGAGTGAAGTAGGATCAGTCACAATGAATGCTGCAATACTTGCAGTATTTTATACTCTGTTGGGGGTTTTAATTTCTTATGTAATGTATCATCTGTTCGACTCATTTGATGATACCTGGAAAGAAGATCGCAGTTTAGCATTTCAATTGACAGACGTATCTTTAGAAATTTCGATACTTTCAGTCGTAGCTTTCTGGAGCGCTCACTTAATTGAAATTTCTCCACCGTTCTTTCATGTGCGCAAAGAGCTGGATATACTTGTAGATGGATACATTTCTGGAATTTTCTACATATTTGCAATTTTCATATTTCTGGACGAACTGACTCATAAGTTGAAGTTCTTGTTTGAAAAAATGTTTAGTTCTCCTTTTTCACAGTATTTTCCTCAGTATGGATCAATTATTGATTTATCTTTGTCGTATAAACCTCTCCCGCGTAAAACGGAACGCAAAAATGATAGTTCAAATGAATACCAACATGGAGTGTCACCATTCTCTAGTAATTGATGAAGGCGAACGTGTTTGTGAAAAATGCGGAGTTATAGACAGTAAAATTATTGACGAAGGCGCAGAATGGCGCAACTACGAAGACAATAAGGGTGAAGATCAGTGTCGAACAGGATTTGCAACTTCAGAACTACTACCAGAATCTTCTTACGGATCTATTGTGTCTCATCGAGGAATTGGCTCAACACACCATATGATGAAAGCAGTTCAGCGCCTTTCGTGCTGGTCGCTTTCATCAAATAGCCAGCGTTCATGGATGGGTATATTTGACTCAATTCAATTATCTTGCACCCACGCAGGTCTCCCGAAAGCCATTATTATGGATGCGTGTGGGCTGTATAAAGAGCTAGAAGATGCCCAAAAGGTAAGAGGCGAAACACGACGGGCTCTAATGGGTGCCTCTGTATTCGTAGCCTGCCGAAATAACGGAGCATCTAGAAGCCATGAAGAAATTGCAAAACTGTTCTCTGTAAATATTCGGTCGCTATGTAAAGGTATTAATCATTACTCTCAAACTGATAATTCTGTTCTGCAAACACAAGTAGGAATTGCAGAACGGTTATGTGCTTCATTGTCTCTCAATGATTCTCAAAGAACTCAAATCATGGATATGCTATTTGATATTTCTACAAAATCAGACGATGAATTTGAACATACACCCAAGACAATTGTGGCAGGAGTTGTAGCTCATGTAATGGACCTTAAAACTAAAGTTCAAATGAAAACAGTATCAGATGCGTCAGGTGTTTCAGCTTTGAGCATTTACAAAATTGTAGGAAAACTCAAGCAGGTGTAATAACCATATACGAGATTGTAAGAACACCATCAGCAGCGGTATCGAGACTATTTCTCAAATAGACATTAAATGTTCGATTATCATCACTTGCTCGTAAAGCTGAAAGTGTATGATTTGAACCATATGTTCCAGTGTATCCAGTTGCAGGATCATAACCTGTATTTCCAGTGATATTTGTCAATAAAAATGCGTTCGAAGGAACTGCCGAAGGCAATACAATTCTGACATACTTATCGCCCCCTCCAATAGAGTCGAAATAGTTTGTAGTTGATCCTGTAGTTCGGACAACTACACTTCCTGCAAAACTATATATCAGTGGATTTGTAACCTGAATAGTAGTTGCGTTGATAGTATCGATGTTAATTAGGTCAGTTTTTACATCATACCCACCTAAAGAACTTGAAACAATTTTTGGTGAAATGATATGTTGTAATAGGTTTCGGGTATTCGTTCCAGCAAGCGGGTCCGACATTTGTATATAGAAAACGGAAAGCGTTTAATATGAAATGTTGTATACTAAACATGGAGCCCCTATTTGATTCTTCAAGCACCACTCTCGGTGAGCGATACACTTTGTTCCCCATTTCACCAAACGAGACAGATATTTACAAACTTTACAAAAAGGCGGTGGCTTCGTTCTGGACACCTGAAGAGATTGATTTCAATAAAGATAAGGAAGACTGGGAGAAGTTGTCTGAGAATGAACAATATTTCATCAAGCACGTGCTGGCATTCTTTGCCGGCTCTGACGGAATTGTTCAAGACAATTTGGCATCCCGATTCCAGCGCGAAGTCCAGTCACCCGTCGCCCGTCTATTCTATGCCTTCCAGAATGCAATGGAAGGTGTTCACTCAGAAACCTATTCTCTGCTAATCGACCAGTATGTCAAGGATAAAAATGAACAGATCAAGTATTTTCGTGCAATCGATGAAATTCCATGCATTCGCGAGAAAGCGCTTTGGGCCCTCAAGTGGATTGAATCTGCGGAAGATTACGCGACTCGCCTCGTAGCGTTTGCTTGCGTCGAGGGCATCTTCTTCAGC